TTTGAATTTGTCACCACCTGCTGATGCAAAGTTGTGATCACCTTCTAACAGTTGCTTTTTAAAACTGTTCGCAATTGCTTGTGTTATTGCCATATTTTTTTCTCCTTATCCTTGTTTAGGTAAACGCGGTGAATCTTGTATGTACTCATCACGTCTTCTTCTTCCCATTTGTTCTATAGTAAATCCTTCAACCGCTTGCTTATACTTTCCTTCGTATAATTGCAATAGGTCAGCTGGACCCTTTAGAAAACTGAATGCCTCTACTAGGCTTGCATACAAAAGTCCATTGGGAAAATATGTACTTAGATATGTTGTAGTATTTGTACTCGATAATCCAGAATCTTTCAAGATATAATTTAACTGAATTGTATAAGCTTGATCTGGTACAGGAGCAAAAACGATTGTATTTTGATCCCAGTAACTCCAATACTTAGGTGTTCCTTGTGAATCATTTGGATTATATTCAGCCATATAGTTAGTATCTCGATACTCCATTAAACCTCTATCTGTCGCAGGTGAAGTGTTTGGGTCAATATCTACTATTTGTGCTGATCTAATAACTAAAGCATTATCAGGTATATCTATGTACCTTTGGCCAGCAACGAGAGACGCGGTTGCATATCTTCTGTTATTATCTGAATCTACATCTCTAAAAATTCTAAATTCAGCATCTTGAATAAATCCATTACAGATAGAATCAGTTAAAACATTTGAACTGACTTCTGTGTAATCTCTAATTTTTTGTAATAGTTCTGCGTATGTCATATTATGGTGTTAATGTAACTGGTCCTGCAGTTACAAATGGTCCTCCAAATCTTCCAGATAAAGTTGGTGTACTTCCTAAATTAAAAGTATAATTATCTGTTCCTGTTACTGTTATACTAAATCCATTTGCATTTTCAAATAAAGTATATGCTAATCCACCAGGACTTCCATCTACATTTCTAAAAACAACTATATCTCCTGTTGTTCTACCGTGTGAAGGTTCAAAAACATTTATTGTTGATGACCCTGATGTAATAATAAATGGATTAGTTTGTAATAAATCTTCTGTCTCTGGTTCTGTTCTATCTGGTCTTGCCATTGGTAAACCTTGTGGATCAGCACCGTGTGGTTTTGGTTCTAATTGTGGTTGCTTTGGTTCAAATTCAGAAACGTGAACTCTTGATCCATTCCATTCTTTAACCATTTCTTTATATGGAAATGCCATACCTGATCGGTCAGAAATAAATTGTGCATATTTACCTTTTGAAAAATTAGACATTTGGATAATAGTTTTTTGGGGTTATGTAAGAACTAGATGAAGAACCATCTTCAGTTAAAGCTCTTTGTAATTCATCTTCGTAATATAATTTTAATTCTTGTGTTCTTTGTGGTTGATATTTTTGTGATAAATAAAATGCTAAACCAGATGACATACAAGGAACAAATCTATATGGAATGTCAGTTGCGTTAGTATAATTACCAACATCTTGAATTCTTTTTACATAATAAAAATTAATAAAATTTCCTGCTTCTGTTGAACCAGGTGTTAAATATAAAGTTACTGTAACTTTATCTATAAATCTTTGAACAAAATATTGTGAAGGTGTTCCTTCAGAAGTTTTATTTGATAAACCCTGATATGTTGATCTATTTATTTTTGTAAGAGGTGTATCAACATTTGAAGCTCTATAACTTGCTTCTAAAATATCAGCTACACCATAAATTGCTGTGGCATCAGATGTACCATCTGCTGTTGATCTGTATGTTGTGTAAACAGCTTGACCATCAACTAATGTAAAATTAGAATTTCCTACTTCCCAATAATGAAGACCTCTATTACCCCATTCTTGAAACATAATGTTTAAAGATCTACGTGCAGTCTTCATATGACCGCCGTTTAAGGTAAAGATACCTAGTCTGTCATAAGCTTCTTCTATGATTTCATCAATAGAAAAGCTTTTATCGAACGTTGTAGTTCCTGAAGTAGTATTAGCCATTTAATACTCCTTACTTATCGTATACGACTGTTACTTTTCCAACTAAGTCTGTTACGAAAATTCCGTTTTCAAATAAGATTCCATCTTCTGGAATATTAAATGCAAAAACATCTCCAGCTGGTGCGTCTACAGAAAAATAAGTTGCTCCTGCTGTTCCATTTAATAGAACACAAGTACCTGCTGTAGTAGAATTAAGTGCACTGTGAACAATTCCTCTTAATCTCGTTCTTCCTGCAAATACTAAACCATCTGAAGTTTTTTGTGTTGCTTTAACATCTGATTTCATTTTTTTATATCTCCTTAATTAGGAGCTCCCGAAGGAGCTCCTTTTAATTATTAACTTGCTGTAATATCAGTACCAGTGATTACTTGTTTCCAATCAGAACCATCAGAAAAAGCATAAGTTGCAGCTCCTGAATATCCATTAGATACATAAATCATTGCACCATCATTACCTACAGCTGATAAAGTTTCACCAGCTCTTGGTCCTGTTGCGATAGTTACAGTTGAAGTGTTTGTGCCAACAGTCCAAGAAACTTTTCCACCTTGTGCTGTATCGTTTCCATTGACGTTTGCTCCACCAATAAATCCGTTTAGAGATACTACTGGACCTTTAAATGTAGTTTGTGCCATATTTTTATCCTCCTAATTATATTGACATAGTCTTTAGGCCGTCGACTATACTCGTCTATGCCAATTTTTATTGTATAGTAAGGATTTTATATATCAGATTTTAGTGAAGTGCAAGGGAGTTCGTAGTGGAGTTAACGTTTTCCAGCGATTTAGTAGCGTTTTGTTTAAGTAGCTACTGAAACTTGAGGTGCAGCATCATTTATTTTATTAAGTCGACTAGCTTCTTTAGCTTCTGCCATCTTAATATGATTAATAACTTCTTTTATTTTGTTATCAATCTTAACCATATCGAGAGTATATCTACCCTCGTCGTTATAGTGCTGCTCCCACTGTAGTTCTAAGCCCCTCTTCTGTTTGTAAAGGGATTGAACGTGTGTTTGCATCATTAACCTCCTCATAGGTTATCCAAGTTTTACGTTTATTGTAAAAACCTGATTCTTCCCATACTATATCAGATTGTCCTACTTTGTCAATGATTGCATCATTAAAAGATTTATCATTGTCCTCACAAGTAATTTCAAACTTTGTGAAGTATCCTCTGGACCTAATCTGTACGAGATATTTTTTCATATGAGTTTTTCTTTCTACCATAAAAAAAGGGCGACCACAAGGATCGCCCTAATTTTTTTGTTAATCTAGTGATTACGCACCACCAGGTGAACCAAACATACCTCTAGGGTCAGACCAGCCGAAGCTGTATCTTTCTCTAGCTTTATATCTTACGTTACCAGTGTCGAAGTCACCTTCCATAGCTGTTTTGATTGGAGCTCTAACAAACATTTTCATACCATTAGGTACGTCAGTTTTGATAAAGAACGCATCTGTGTCTGTTAGGAAGTTGTTAACCACATAACCTTGTGGAATCATTCCCATAGAAACGATTGCGTTGATATCATTGTCAGCTGTTCCAACTCTACCTTGAGTCTTCATCAGTCTCTCAGCAGTAAATTGTAACTCAGAAGGAATTATCATTTTAACAGCTCTTGCAGCAATTTTTAAACCTCTTTCATCAGTGAAAGCAGCGATATCAATGATCGACTGTTCTAATGAAGTTTCGTTTAAATCTGCAGGCGTTGCTAATTCATTTCTGAATGTACCAGCAATAGTTGGGTGGTCAGTCGCTAAAAGCGCCTTACCATCACCACCAGCGTAAGAGTTGTCAAATGCATTGTTTAATACATTCGCAGCTTTTACTTGCTTAGTGTTTGCCATAGATCTTGCTAATGCTTTTGTATATCTAGAAGCTAATCTGTCATACAAGTTATCTTCAATCGCTTCTTCAGTGATTGAGAATGCAAGAGCAATTGTCTCGTGCGTATATCTGCTCGTGAAAGTTTCTTGAGCGTTGTCAAATGTTACAGCAGAACCTTCTGGTTTTGTCTGTGCATTTGCAAATCCAGATAACATTACTTCTTCTTCAAAAGCTCTGTCTGAATTTTCGCTGTCGAAAATTTGCGCGTGCTGATTTTCGTATCTTTTATATTCCAAGCCGAATAAAGCATTCAAACCTGGTTCTAGTTCTTTAACTAGTTGTCCTCGACTAATAGCCATAGTTTATCTCCTTATATTCCACTTGTTGTTTTTAAGTTATGTTCGTTAATCATTCCAACAACATTTACATTGGCAGCGTACTGAGTAGCACTTGCTTTTTGATTGTTGCTGTCATCTTTTGTAACTCCGATAACTCTGATTTGTTTTAAGTTAGTAGTCATACCACTTGCAGTAACAACTTCGCACTTAGATACATAGTTTGGACTTGATCCAGCTGTGTAAGATAAGTTTGCGTTTAAGTTAATGTCAGCGATATTTAATGTACCACTAGCTTGTATTTCGAACCTTTCATAAGGATCGTCACTTACGAATCCAACAATGTCTGTTGCAGTGTTAGATGCTTCTAAGTGATTAGCCCACGTAGGTTTCGAAGATGATGAATCAGTATAAAATACACCGTTCAAGGAACCTAGTAAATTGCCATCATTTGACGAATTCACACCAATGTATCCAGAAGCTAACATCGCTACTGGGTCATTTTGGTAAATCGCAGATGAGTTTGCTGCAATACCATATTCACTTAAACCTTGGTTGTCTTTATTCTGACCAACTTTGCCAATCGGTCTTAGACCGAAAGCACTATCTTGATTAGCCATATTTTTTTCTCCTTAGTTTAGCTTATATTGTATCGCGTACGTTGATGTCGCAAAAAAATTATTTTTTACTACCACCAAAAGTTACACGACTCTGCCTCTCACTATTGATCGGCATACTTGAGTGCTGTTCCTTCATAAGATCGTTGTTAATTGCTTCATCTCGAGCTTGCGTTTGTTGTTTAAAAAACGCCTCTCTAGATTTTGCGATCTCTTCTGGTATCCTTGCCAGCAAAAGGCCGCCAACTCCGATGACTCCCGCGTATTTACCGTCTTTAACTGATGGATAATTTTCTTCAGGGTATTCATCCGCTCTAACTAATTCCCAGCCAGATCTTATTTTACCTGACATATTCTTAGTATCGTCGAATCCGACTACCTCTGCTCTTATCCATCTGTGCCTAAATCCGTCTGGCGCAGGTGGTGCATCCAAAGATGATGGTGGAGTCCAAGTTTGTGGTCTTGTATCTTTTGACCTTACCTGACTCGCACGAGAAGTTCTTATTTTTTCATTTTCCATATGCTTATACCTCCTTCGTGATTTTTAATTGTTTCGCATACTCTTCTAATGGCACTCCTAATTTTTTAGCGATAGCAACTTGAGAAGGTGTGAGTCTCACAGTTTTGCGACCATTACTATTTACACTTCGCCTCGCTGAAGCTACTGTTTGTGTAGGTTTGGTCGAATTAACATTAGTTGTATCAAATTTCTGCGGAAATTCAAGTTTTATTCTTCTATCAATTTCAGCATAGTATTCATCAGATTGAGGATCATAACCTTCCTCATTTACTAACGTTTCGTGGATATCAAAAGCAGTATAAGTCATAGCTTTTTCTTTGCCAAACCAACTGTTTTTGTTAGCCCATTCTTCTGCTCTTGGATCTCTTATTGCAGGTCTTTCAGGAACCTTAACATCTCCTGGACTAGCAGGTTTTTCTTGTTGTGCTAATCTTTCAGCAGCTGATTTTAATTCTTGTAACCTTGCTGTTTCATATCCAAGTTTAGCTATTTCTTGTTGTGCTTCTACTTCAGCATTAATGTCCGTATTATCTCTTGCGGTCGTTAATTTAGCTTTAGCAGCAGCTAATGCAGCTTGAATTCGATCTTCTCGATCTTTAACACTAGCTTGTTCAACTGAAGAATATTTTTTTTCTATTTTTTCTTTTTCTTCTTTTTGGATTTTTGCAAAAGATAAAGCTTCATCAGCTTGTCTTTGTGCTTCTCTCCATTTTTTAGTTAACTTAGCTATTCTTCTTTGAACGTCTTTTGAATAATCTTGTAATTCGTCTTTCTGTTCTTTTTTCTCAGCCTCTGGCTTCTCGTCACTCGCTTCTACCTTCTCGGAAGTAGGTTCTGGAGTCGAGGAACTAGAGTCTTCTTTGGTTTCAACAACGTCTTCTTGTTTTTCTTCAGGTAACTCAATGTCAGCTCCTGGACCAGAAGTATCGATGTCAACCATAGGTACGTCTTTTTTATTTTCTTCTTGCATAGTTTCCTCCTATGTTAAATGTAATGCAATACAGATTCTGGATCTTTAACAGTACCCAAAACCTCATCGTCGTTTAAGAGACGGACTTCTCCGCCTTCTATTGGTAATCTTGAACCAGCGTATCTGGCAAAGATAACCCAATCTTTTTCTTTACACCAAGGACCAGTTGGGAATTTATCTTTGTCGTGATAACAAAGAGGTCCTAATTTTAAAACGTAACCGCAGTTAGTTGCGATTCTTGCTTTGTCTAATGATTCTTGTGAAAAAATAATTCCACCTTTTGTTTTTTCTTTTGGTGTAAATGGTAAAACTAACATTCTATAACCAGATGGATTTGGTAATTGATCCACCATTGATTGAATGTTGTCTTGATCTAATCTTTTTACGTGTGACTCTGTTGATTGATATTTTTCTTCTAGTGCGTTTTTATGTTTTGGAATTTCCTTTTCCAAAGTTGATAACTGTTCCTTGCTCATCTTTTTGCTCCTTCTTGTTTAGCAGGTTAGAGATTTCCTGTGAAATATATTGGTAGGCGTGTGCCTGACCTAACATATACTTGTATTTTTCCATATTGTCAACTCCTCCACTTATCATAGAGTCACCAATATTTTGATATAATTGTCTTAGTTGTCTTTGTATCTTAGTTATTAATTCTAAGTCTTCCATTTATTTTAGCAATTCCATTTTCTCAAGGATTTATTAATTCTTGAGTTTGGATCTCTAGCTGTCTTTGCAGAAGTTAATCTTTTTTTCATTCCGCTCATACGCGCGCAGAAAGATTTTCTTCTATTTGCAGCTTTGCTACCTTTCTTTAGTTTTGAAGGTTTTGTGGTTACAGCCATAGATAATTTAGAACCAGGATTTGCTCTTCTGTAAGATGCAATTCCTTTTCTATTTAATCCACCTGATGCAGATTTACCTTCTTTTCTTTGCCACGCAGGAGATTTACTTCCTGATCTGAAATTTCTTCTTTGTGTTGAATGTGCTTTTGGATAAGGAACATTTTGTTCCAATTGATCAAATATTTTTGGTGATCCTTTTTGGAAATATCTTCTCATTATTTGCTTTGTGATTTTTTAATCGCAGCTGCTGTAGGTGCACCCTTCTCACCTTTTTTTCTCATCTTAGCACCACGTTTTCTTTTCATCATAATGTTATACCAAAGACCTTTTCGTGCCATTTTTCCAGATTTAGTTTTGTGATACATAGATCCGCCTTTTTTTGCTTCAGCTCTATCTACATATTCTTTCCCCATACCTTTAGCCATTCCTTTGGCTCTAGCTTTTTCCCAACTTTCAATTTTA